AAACTGGTATGTGATTTTGAAGAACCCCACTGAAAATAATTCTCATCCTCGTCCCGGCACTGCTAACAATCTGCCTGATAATATTCAGATTGGTCGTAAGATTAACATCCGTGGCCCTGTTTCTTTCCCTCTGTATCCTGGCCAGATGGCAAAGGTAATTAGAGGACACGCACTGCGCACTAACCAGTATCTGCTGGCTCGTGTCTATGAAGCAGAGGCCGCAAGTCAGTCTCAGGGTGAAATGTTGGATGCCGAAGGCAATAAAATTGAAACTGTAAATAAGTATGTTAATGGTCAGATTCTGGTCATTAAGGGTACTGAAGTTTCTTTCTATATTCCTCCTACTGGCATTGAAGTCATTCCTGTTTCCAACGATTATCGTAAGGGTTATGTGCGCGAAGCCGTTACTCTGGAACGTTTAGAATATTGTATTCTGAAGGATGAAGATGGCAATAAGCGCTATGTTCACGGCCCCGAAGTGGTGTTCCCCGAGCCTACTGAAACTTTTGTAACTTCCCCCAAGGGTGGTTTTGTTTTCCGTGCTATGGAACTGTCTCCCATTTCCGGTCTGTATATTAAAGTTATTGCCGAATATACTGATGATAAAAAGGTAGTTCATCCTGTTGGCGAAGAAATGTTTATTACTGGTAATGACCAGATGATTTATTATCCTCGTCCTGAACACGCAATTATTAACTACGATGGCAAGTTGATGCATCACGCTATTGCTATTCCAGAAGGCGAAGGTCGCTATGTTATGAATCGACTGACTGGCGAAATTCGTACGGTGCGCGGCCCCGCTATGTATCTGCCTGATCCTCGAACTGAAGTTGTCGTTAAGCGCAAGTTGAGTGAAAAGCAGTGTAATCTGTGGTTCCCTGGTAATGTTGATGCTCTGGCTTACAATCTGGCACTAACTGAAAAGGCTGTTGAAAAGTCCGTGGCTAAGTCTACCACTGCTAACTATATGGCCACAACTGATTGGGCTTTCTCTACCGCTGATACTGCTACTACTCTGGCAAATCTGGAAGCAAAGGCAAATATCTCTCGTGGCACTTCTTACACCAAGCCTCGTACAATTACTCTTGAAACAAAGTTTGAGGGAGTTGTTGCGATTGACATTTGGACTGGCTATGCCGTAAATGTCATTTCCAAGAATGGTGAGCGCAAGGTTGTGTGCGGCCCGCAGACTGTCCTGCTGGATTATGACCAGACTCTGGAAGTTTTGACTATGAGTACCGGTAAACCTAAAACCACTGATAATTGTATTCAGTCTGTATATCTGCGGCACGAAAACAATAAGGTCAGTGATATTATTAATGTTGAAACTAAGGACTTTGTGCGTTGTGCTGTTAAGGTTTCTTATTGCGTTGACTTTGATAAGAAGGCAATTAATAAGTGGTTCAATGTTGATAACTATGTTAAGTTCTTGTGCGACCGCGTGAGAAGTGAAGTTAAGCGTGTTGTTAAGAATTATACCATTGAAGAGTTCTACAATAATTACTCCACTATTGTTCACAATGTTGCTGTTTGTGCTGACCGTGAAAAGGCAGATGGTGATACTCGAATCGGCAGATACTTCCCCGAAAATGGTATGTACATTCACGATTGTGAAGTATTGAGCATTTCTGTTGAAAATGAAATCGCAAAGATGCTGACTGCTCATCAGCAGGAAATGGTTCAGAAGTCTCTGGAACTGTCTGATGCTGAAAAGAGAGTTAAGGTTGCTACTGCTCTGGCTGAAGCCGAGAAGAAGGAACAGGAACTGCGCTCCCAGCAGTTGCTGAATAAGATGACCCTGCAGCGTGAGGAAGCAATTCGCAAGCAGGAAATCCAGAGTGAAATTAATCGTAAGCAGGAAGCCGAAAAGATTGCTGCAAAGAAAGCCGAACAGGATATGCAGGTAATTATTGACGCTCTGCACGAAGCAAAGTTGGCTCGTGATGTTAAGAATGCTGAATTTGAACTTTCTGCCGATAAGGCAAGAGTTGAACTTGCAGTGACAAAGCAGAATGCTTATACTGCTAATGTTGAAAAGATTATGGCTTCTATTGCTCCCGAACTGATTGCCGCAATGACTTCTACTTCTAATGCACAGTTGATGGAAACTGTTGCTCAGGCTATGTCTCCTGTTGCTATGGCACGTGGTGAGTCTGTTGCTGAAACTACTAATCTGCTTCTGCGTGGCACTCCTCTTGAGGGTATGATTGCCGACTTTGTAAAGAAGTCTGCAGAATAATTTAATAAGGCGGTCTAAAGACCGCCCTATTTTTATATAGGAAGGATTAAAATATGCCATTTGTAGGAAAAAAATTTGCTAATAATTGGGAAGTGTTAGAAAAATATTCTTGCTCTGAATATAGGACTATTTATCAGGAAATGACTGGTGATACTACTAAACAAATTAAAAATAGCCATTATCTTGTAAAAAATCACACTTGTGGAATTGAAACTTATATGGAACGTAGTACTATTCAACGCAATCTTGATAAAATTTGTTTAAGCAAATGTAAAGGTTGCAATGGTATTTTTACCGAACAGTGCTATTATAGTGGTAAATGTAGAATTAAACCTCTATATAAAACTCCTGATAGAGAGCAAAAAGTAAAAATTGGAGAAAGTTATGGTTTCTTTACTGTTTTAAATATTTATCCAAGTAGTAATTATGCAGACCATCAGTGTAGAGCAGAAGTAAAATGTAAACTTTGTGGAGCCATTTTAGAGACTCGTTTTGACAAACTTCTTGAAGAAGAACTTGCTTGTGAGTGCTTTAAATCTCATAGTATCGGTGAAATGAAAATTAAACATTATTTTGATAATCACCAATATAAATATAAAAGCGAATATACTTTTTCTGATTTATATGACCAAAATCCTTTAAGATATGATTTTGCTTTTTTTAATGACAATGATACTCTTTTGGCTTTAATTGAATTTGATGGAGAGCAACATTTTAAATATATTCCCGGTATTCATGACACGAAAGATGATTTTAAAAAACTTCAAGAACATGATAAAATGAAAAATGAATATGCAAAAAAGAATAATATTCCTTTACTAAGAATTCCTTATACAAAAATTCATAATATTAATGAAGAATTAATTAATTTTATTCTTTCTTTAAATAATCTTTAATTGATTTTTATAAAAAAATATGATATAATATTTTTATAAAAATGAAAGGAAAAGATAATAATGAATGCTTGTGATATTTTTATTAAAAATTATGTTGATGAAAATGGTTTTAGTGATATTATTTTTATTAATGATTTAATTGAAAAATATGGAGAAAAATTTAAATCTAATAACGGCTGTCAATGGGCTAGAAAAGGCTCTAAACTGGATAAAAAATATAACTTAACTCGTTTTCATGCTAATGATTTAGGCGGTAAAGGCAATAAAACAGTAGCAATTCAAGTCCAAGGTTTTAGAGAAACTATTGAAAATCATAATATTCCAATAAGTGTTAAAAATTCTTTAAAAAATAAACCTTGTGCTGTACTTGGTGTAGTTACTAGCGATATGGAAATTGACCATAAAAATGGTAAATATGACAATGATTATTATCAAGAAAATGATTTTCAACCATTAACAAAAAGCGTTAATGATGCAAAAAGAGAGCATTGTAAAAAATGTAATGCATCTGGATGCCGTTTTAAGGCATCTATTTTAGGATATAGTGTAGATTTTATTGAAGGTGATGAAAACTCTCCTACTTGCCAAGGCTGTTATTGGTATGACCCTCAATTATTTAATCGCACTATTTCAGCAAATTTTATTAAAAAGTGAGGAAGAGTAAATATGATTTTTGATTTTAAAAATGAATCTTGTTTTGATTTTTTACCTAAAATTCCAACTAATTCAATAGATTTAATTCTAATTGACCCTCCTTATGAAATTTCTCGTCCTACTAATTTTTAGTCAGGAGAAGAAACTGGAAGAGATACAGATAGATTTAGAATTTCTATGGATTTTGGTGAATGGGATAAGAATTTTTCAGGATTAGATATTGTTGTTAAAGAAGGATATCGAATTCTTCGTCCTGGTGGAACTATGATTTGTTTTTATGACCTTTGGAAAATTGAATCACTTAAAAATTTATATGATAACAATAAATTTAAACAAGTGAGATTTATTGAATGGGTAAAAACCAACCCTGTTCCAATTAATAGTAAAATTAACTATCTGACAAATGCACGAGAAGTAGCTGTTTCTGCTATTAAAGTTTCTAAGCCTACTTTCCATAGTTCATATGATAATGGAATATATTTTTATTCTATTTGTCAAGATAAAGGAAGATTTCATCCTACTCAAAAGCCACTAGCTTTTATGGAAGAATTAATTAAAAAGCATTCTAATGAGGGAGATACTGTATTAGATTGTTTTGCCGGCAGTTGTACTACTGGATTGGCGGCTTATAATACTGGTAGAAATTTTATTGGATGCGAAATTGATAAAGAATATTTTGAAAAGGCTAGTAAACGTGTTGCTCATTGTAAATCAGAATAAAAATCTTTAATTGATTTTTTTTAAAAAATATGATATAATATATATATAAATTAATTCCCCTCTTGTCCAAGAGGGAACAATAATGGGCGGAACGCCCATTCCAGACTTTGGACGATGGTTATTAAGGATAAAACTTAATTTTTCATATTTATATGGAAAGGAGAGATAATATGCCTGCAAAATTAGATTTATTAAATAAACGTTTTGGACGTTTAACTGTAATTGAATCGGCTCCAAATAAAGGAAAACGTAGTTAGTGGAAATGTAAATGTGATTGTGGTAATGAAATTATAACTCTTACAGAATCATTAAGAAGTGGCTCAACTAAATCTTGCGGATGCTTAAAAATTGATACTGCTAGATAGAATGGTTTAAAAACACTGAATAATTTAGTAGGGCAAAAATTTGGTAAATTAATTGTTATTGAATATGCTGGTTCCAACAGAAACAGAAGTTCTTGGAAATGTGAGTGTGAATGTGGAAAAGAAGTAATAGTAAATCAAATGGAACTAGTAAGAGGAGATACTTTAAGTTGCGGATGCTTAAAAAGTTCTTTTGCTGAATTACAAATTGAAAAAATTTTAAAAGAAAACAATATTTCTTTTAAACGAGAATATTCTTTTCCTGATTTATTAAGTGAAAATAATATTCCTTTAAGATTCGATTTTGCTATATTTGATGATTAGGAAAAATTACAATATTTAATTGAATATGATGGTGAATAGCATTTCTTAAATAAAACTGATAATATCTGGGCTGATGATTTAAATAAGCGTCAAAATCGTGATAATATAAAAAATCAATATTGTTTAAAAAATAATATTGATTTGTATAGAATTCCTTATTGGGAAAAAAATAATTTAACTTTTGATTTAATTACAAATCAAAAATTTTTAATAAAATAATCAAATTACGGCCTAGAAAAAGGCTAAGGTGAAAAAGGAGATTAAATATGTCTGTATTGCTAAATGCTTTGAAGGATAATACTAATTTCACTCGTACTGAAAATGGTGCACTAACTCATAAAACTACTAAAAGTGATTTGCTCGATATGTTTGCTATGGGTGGAGCCTACCGTAAGAGAAGTGATGAAGACGTAATTCTTCTATTTAAGAAGGCTTATGAAGAAAATCCTGTTTATGCTTTGAAATGCCTTTTCTATCTACGAGATATTCGAGGTGGACAGGGCGAGCGCAGATTCTTCCGCGTTTGCATCAAGTGGTTGGCTAATAACGATATTGATGCTATGCGTCGTAATCTTCAGTATGTGCCTATGTTTGGTCGCTATGATGACCTCTACGAATTCGTAGGCACTAAACTGGAAAAGGACGCTTTCCAGATGATGAAGAGACAGTTGGCTCTGGATATGGAGTGTAAGACTCCTTCTCTGCTAGCAAAGTGGTTGAAGTCTGAGAATACTTCTTCTCAGGTTTCCAGAGACCTGGGCAATAAGACTCGTATGGCATTTGGTATGACTCATAAGCAGTATCGTAAGACTCTGTCTATTCTGCGCGAGCGTATCAATGTCCTGGAACGTCTTATGTCCGCCGGCAAGTGGGATGAAATCGAGTTCGACAAGATTCCTTCTCGCGCTGGTATGATTTATAAGAACGCATTTGCGCGTCACGATCTGGAGCGTATGCGTCAGGACCCCACCGTTCAGTCTTACGCAGACTTCGCAAAGGATGAAACTAAGGCAGTCAATGCCAAGGCTCTGTATCCTTATGAGTGTGTTCACGAGGCTGTAAAGATGCTTAATCGTAGTTGGAATTATGGCTCTGGCTATAAGACTACTATGCCTGCTATGGATAATACTAACCGTTTGATGGTAAATAAGTATTGGGATAACCTTGCTGATTACTTCAACGGCGCTTCCTTTAATGGTCTGGCGGTAGTTGATACTTCCGGCTCTATGTGCGGCGCTCAGGCATCTGCTCCTATCAACGTCGCAATCTCTCTGGGTCTGTATTGTGCTGAAAAGGCTAACGGCCCCTTCAAGGGTCATTATATCTCTTTCAGTTCTCGTCCTCAGTTGATTGCTACCGAAGGTGTGGACTTTGTCGATAAGGTCGCTCGTATCTGGGAGACCAATTTGTGTGAGAATACCAATATCGAAGCAACCTTTGATTTGATTCTCAACACCGCACTGGCCGGTCATATGACTCAGGCTGACCTGCCCGAGAATATCATTATTTTGAGTGATATGGAGTTTGATGCCGCTCGTGGACGACATTCTTGGTATGGATATAAAAACAATGATGATATTGAGCAGAATACTTTAATGGAAAATATTTCTAATAAGTGGGAAGCAAATGGTTATCATTGTCCTAATCTTATCTTTTGGAATGTGGATGCAAGACACAATAACATTCCTATGAAAGTTCAGAATGGCATTACTTTTGTAAGTGGCTTTAGTCCTACGCTATTTGAACAGATTATGAGCGGAAAGACCGCAATTGATTTGATGTATGAAGTTCTGAATCAGGATAGATATTCCT